ATTTCGTTACAAATGGCTTTAAGCCCGGATTTCAGGTTGGCTTATCTAACTTTGATGAAATCTTTTCAACTTACACTGGTCAATTTATTACTGTCACTGGTATACCTAGTTCCGGCAAGAGTGATTTCGTCGATCAAATGGTTGTCGGCTATAACGCTAAGTATGGATGGAAAGCGGCATACGCTAGTCCTGAGAATGCGCCAACTTATCTTCACGCACATAAGCTTATGCGAAAGGTATGGCAAGGCATGCCCACTAAAGAAGACATTGGTTCTAGCAAATGGAACCAAATAGCTAATCATGTAAATGATAATTTCTTTTTTATTGATATGGAGCGTTATACGCTTGAGTCTGTACTTCGTAAAGGTGCTGAGCTTGTTAAACGTAAAGGTATTAAATGCCTTATTATAGATCCATTTAATAAAGTTCGTGACACAGATTCTAAAACAGAAGATGTAAATAGATATACGATGGAGTACTTAACTAAGATAGAAGTATTTGCTAAAAAATATGATGTGTTAGTTATTATAGTAGCTCACCCTACTAAGATGTACAAAGACAAAGATGGTAAAATAGAAGAACCAACTATGTACAACATAAAAGGTGGTGGTGAATGGTACGATGCTTCTTATCATGGTTTATTAGTTCACAGGGATTACGTAAATAAAACAGTTAAATGTAAAGTACTTAAAGTTAAGTTTCAAAACCTAGGACAAAATGGTGAAGAAGCTCATTTTAAGTGGGAACATAAATCAGGTTGTTTTATTCCAATAAATCCTGTTAAGTTAGAAGAAAATTCATTACCTTGGGAGTTGTAAAGAAAGACCCAATGGGTCAATACATTTATAGTGATGAAGAATTTGAAGCTTATAGCTGGTGCATTAAAAACGGTATACGTATATCACCTATGGCTAAAGACGAAACCAACTGGTTCATAGAAATTACAATTAACAACAAAACAAACAGATCCCCTGAGACCTATAAAAAAATGGTTATATGGGAGAAATTATTTGAGTATTATCTTTATTATTATGGAAAATATAAAAACAAACTTTAAAAACGCATCAGAAGCATTTGATTACTTTAATCAAAAAATAAGGACAGATGGTGTTGAGTTTGCTGGTACAAAAGCTTTATTTAATGTAGGTTTTACTATGGAATATCCCAAAAATATTTCAATAGCAAATAAAGAAAGAAATTTCAACGAAGCTTATGCAGCGGCAGAATGGCAGTGGTATCTTTCTGGAGATCCTAGTTTAAATAAACTAAAAGAAATATACGGTAAAGTTCCTCCTATATGGGAGAAAATGCAAGATAGTGATGGCAACGTGAGATCAAATTATGGTTGGCAATGGAATAGAAACGGTCAACTCGATTATGCTATACACACTTTGCGTTCCAACGCATCAACACGTCAAGCGGCAATTTCAATTTACGATGCTAAAGAACATAGTACTTATCAAAACGACACGCCGTGCACATATGCTGTTCAGTTTACGATATTAAACAATAGATTAAATATGTCTGTCTACATGCGTTCTAATGACCTCTGGTATGGTTTTTGTAATGATCAATACTGTTTTTCAATGTTACAACAATTAGTTGCTAGAGAGCTTAATTTGCCAGTTGGCACATATTACCATCACGCACACAACTTACACCTTTATAACAATAAATTATGACGTATTATTTATACCATATCCCGGGTAAAAAAATAGGGGTTACACGTGATCTTGATAATAGAGTTACGGTTGCCCAAGGGTATAAGCCAGGTGAGTACGAAGTTCTTGATTCAAGTGAAGATATAAGTTATATATCTAATAAGGAGATAGAACTTCAAAAGTCTTATGGCTACAAGGTTGATAGACAGACTTATAGAGATTTAATGAACAAAAAATCAAATAAAATGAAATTAAATGTAACAGAACAAACAACAACTTTTCCAGTGCCATTAGTTGATTTAAAGAAATATTTAAAAAAAGAACTAGGTGTTGGATATAGTTGGGAAACTGATTTAGGTGAATTTAAATTAAATTCAAAAGAAAACATTAACTGGATAGCTCACAATGCTATTACATCTATGTACGACAAAGACAGATGTTTTATGTATAATAAAGCTTATTACGAAGCTTTTATTGGTGAACTATTAAATAACCACGAAGGTTTAGTTAATGATGTTGAAAGAAGTATATACGACTTAATAAGGCTTTGGGCAGCTGAAAAAGGTATATACGCAAAAGGAGATAGCAAAACACAATACATAAAATTATTAGAAGAAACTGGTGAACTAGCAAAAGCTTTACTAAATAATGATAAGCCAGAGATCATAGATGCCATTGGTGATATTGTTGTTGTATTAACAAACTTAGCTAAACTTGAAGATCTTAAAATAGAAGATTGTGTACAATCAGCTTACGATGTTATTAAAAGTAGGAAAGGAAAAATGGTTAATGGAACTTTTGTAAAACAAACATTGTAATGAATAAAAAAGAAATTGAATTCAGAGATCCAGTTGTTGAAAGAGTAGTAGACAAGTTTGTATCAAGATCAGATTTAGGTTTTGCTAAGTATGGTAGAACACTAGACAGTGAAAGAACTGGTGGCCACAAAGATCTTTTTGGTTATTTAAATGATGTTCAAGAAGAACTTATGGATGCGATATTATATCTGCAAGCTGCTAAAGAAGAAGTTTCAGATATGGTTGAAGAGGCTATGATTAAAAGAATGGATGTTATTGCTCAGAACGGTAACACAGGAGAACATTATGATTAAGAAAAAAAGATCAAAAAAAAGAGGTCCAGTTGTCTCTAAAAAAATATCATATGATGGTCATAACTTTGCTTCGGGGTTAGAACGCTATATGTATATGGCTTTAAAGAAAGCTAAAATACGATCTAAGTATGAAGGAGAGACTTTTGTATTATTAAATGGTTTTCATTTTGAAAACGAGGTATATGAAAGACAAGCAAACGGTAAAGGTGAGTACGTTAATAGAGGTAGTAAAAGAATATTACCAATAAAGTATACACCTGATTTTATTGGAGATGATTTTATAATAGAAACAAAAGGTAGGGCAAACGAATCTTTTCCAATGAGATGGAAACTGTTTAAAAAATTAGTTTCAGAACAATTTCCTAACATTACTTTATATAAACCACAAAATCAAAGCGAGTGCGACAGAACAGTGCAATTGATCCTGGAAAAGCGAAGAAAGTAGCTAGACAGAAATATGCTCAACGCCAGATTGATAAATGGATTAAATGGAGTTGGGAAATAAGAGGTAAGATTAAATACAGAGAGCTTGTTGAAATGCAAGATAAGTATAATATAAAAGTAGAATAAATGAAAAACTGGGAATTAAGCATTGGATTATATCCAGGCATATTGATTGGTATTAGATCGTATCAATCAGAACAAGCAACTGATCACGTATTGTATTTACCTATTGTAGAATTATGCTTTACTATATACCATGATGTATAAGCAAAATGAAGCTATTGACTTTTTTTTAGATGATTTAATATTTGAGATGAAGTCAGTTACAAATGGATCACATAAGAAACAAGATATGATTTCTTATTGTGAATCATGGATAAATACCTTGCAAACTATTAAATCTTTAAATAACTAATTAATATGTCATTATTTACACCTAGAATTGCATACAAACCATTTGAGTACCCTGTTTACTACACTGAAGGTTGGTTAAAACAAGCTCAAGCTTTCTGGTTACATACAGAAATAAGTATGTCTGGAGACGTTAAAGATTGGAATGAAAAACTAACTAAAGAAGAAAAAAACCTAGTTGGTAATATATTATTAGGTTTTGCACAAACAGAGTGCGCTGTATCTGATTACTGGACGCAAAAAGTAGTTGGATGGTTTCCTAAACACGAAATACAACAGATGGCTATGATGTTTGGCTCTCAAGAGACTATTCATGCTGTCGCTTATTCATATCTAAATGAAACACTTGGACTGGAAGATTTTGAGGCTTTTTTACAAGATGAAGCAACGATGCAAAGATTTGAAAATTTGGTTTCTTATGAAGGTAACGATCGTCTTGGCATTGCTAGGTCTCTCGCTGTCTTCTCTGCTTTTGCTGAGGGCGTTTCTCTTTATTCTGCTTTTGCTGTACTATATAGTTTTCAATTAAGAAACTTATTAAAAGGTGTTGGGCAACAAATGAAATGGTCTGTAAGAGATGAGTCATTACACAGTAGAATGGGATGTCAATTATTTAGGCATATGTGTGAAGAAGATCCTAGCTTATTAAATGATTGTAAACCAGAAGTGTTAAATGCAGCAGAAGCAATACTTGAAGCAGAAGAAAATTATATCGACAAAATGTTTGAGCTTGGAGACATCGAAAACCTTAAAGCTTACGACCTCAAGCAATTCATTAGAAAAAGACTCAATGAAAAAATTATTGAACTCGGTTACAGGGACAGTGGGGAACACTTTGAATTTGACAAAAAGGCAGCAAGCAATCTTGACTGGTTCTATCATCTTACCGGGGGGCTTACTCATACTGATTTTTTTGCTGTTCGCCCGACTGATTACTCGAAAGCTGGAGAAGGTGAAGACTTTGAAGATATTTGGTAAATTAAATAAAATAAAATAAAATGAAAGGACAAAAACAAAGTAGACAAGATCTACTAGAAAAAAAGGTACAAGCATTGATTAATGTTGTACAACAATTATTAAGTGAAAATACTTATTTAAAAGATCTATCTGTAGGTACTTTAGAAGCTGTTAAATTAATGCCTGGTTATGATGAGGCTATTGAGCAGTTAAAAGAAAAAGTTAAAGAAGAAAAAGAAACTAAATTAGATCTTGGAGATGGTGTGGAATAATGATTGGGTAAAAGGAAAAGATTATCCTGTTTGGGGTAACACAGAAGTTTATAAAAAAACTATAATAGGAGGATATTTATTATCTAACGAAACACCAAGAGATGCTTATATGAGAGTGGCAACAACAGTTGCTAAAAGATTATACAAGCCTGAGCTCGCTGAAAAGTTTTTTGAATACATATGGAATGGTTGGCTGAATTTAGCTTCACCTGTTCTTTCTAACACTGGCACTGACAGAGGATTACCTATATCTTGTTTTGGTATCGATGTTGGTGATAGTATTCAAGAGATTGGTGGGAAGAATTTAGAGATGATGTTACTAGCTAAACACGGCGGTGGAGTGGGTATCGGAATTAATATGATTCGTCCTGCTGGCGCAAAGATAACAGGTAATGGAACATCAGATGGTGTTGTACCTTTCTGCAAGATATACGATTCTACTATTCTTGCTACTAATCAAGGATCAGTAAGAAGAGGAGCTGCCAGTGTTAATATAAACATTGACCATGGTGACTTTGAAGAATGGCTTGAAATTAGAGAACCTAAAGGAGATGTAAATAGACAGTCATTAAACCTACATCAATGTGCAGTTGTTGGTGATAAGTTTATGAGAAAACTAGAAGAAGGAGATGCTGAAGCTAGAAGAAAATGGAGTAAACTATTACAGAAACGTAAAGCAACTGGTGAACCTTATATTCTTTTTAAAGGCAATACAAATAAAGCTAATCCAGAAGCATACAAGAAAAATGGACTAAAAGTTCACATGACTAACATATGTAGTGAGATAACTTTACATACAGATGAAAACCACAGTTTCGTTTGTTGTTTATCTTCTCTTAATTTAAGTAAGTATAACGAGTGGAAAGATACTAATTTAATCTACCACGCAA